ATGGATCTTGAGGAAGCCCTGGACGTGCTCGGTGCTCTCATTGAGCAGGTGCCTGCGGACCGTCAGCTTGAGGCCGTGAATGCCTGCGTGGCGGTGCTGCACGAGTATGCCGAGTTGCCGGATGTGATCGAGTTCCGCGGACGTCAGGGCACGATCGAGAGCATCGTGGACGATCTCAGCTGAGCTCCCCGCGGTGCTGGTAGACCCATGCCACGGCTGAGTCGAGTGTCGCGAAGCTCTTGAGCCACGGCCGTACACCATCCTCACGCCGGTCAGCGTAGGCGTGATAGGCGGGCCCGGTGCCACGCTCTGGCACGAGGTACCGCACCCAGCCGATCGTCGCGGTGCTGTGGCCGTGCACGCGCCACACCTGACCTGGGTGGATCGTCTCGGCGAGCGGATGGGATTGGCGCGCCTGCGCCTCGATCGCGGCGACGATCGCGTCGGCACCCTCTAGATGCTGCTTGCTCATGCGCAGAGGGTAGCTCCCGCCGCCGACACTCTTGCAAGCGAGGGAATAATATGCCCGATTCAAGTGAGTTGGGAATATTATTCCCTCCGTTGCAAGGCTGCCCGCGGCCTAAGCTCAATGCCATGCACGTGATGATCAAGACCGTCAATACTGCTGCTGCTCTCTCGGAGACGGAGCGTGACGCGCTCGGCGATCGACCGGAGGTGGATGCGCCGCGCGAGGTCGAGATCGCGGCGTCGACGCTTGAGGAGGCGCGTGGGCTGGTCGAGCTTGGCGAGGGTGAAGTCATCGCCTGGGTGCGGTCGTAGCCCGGAAACGACGAAAGCGCCCCCACCCGCACGCGCTCAGCGTGAAGGTGGGGGCTTCAATCGTTGGGGATGAAGGTTATTCGGTGTGCTTGCCGGTAGAGGTTGACGTGTTCGCTGCGGCGAGCGCGCCAACAGGGACACCCGCGTACGCGGCGACCGCGAGAGCGACCGTCAGCCAGTCAGGCTGGCCAGCATCCACCGCAGCGAAGCCGACCTGAACACATCCGATGATGAACACAGCGATGATGTAGACGCCGTAAATCCAACGGCGGGCGGTGGGCGACTGAATCACAGCGCCGAGGTTCGGGGTAGAGGTCACTTGTAGTCTCCTTGCGTAGGTGTTGGCCCCGTGCCTCCAGGCCAGGGCGGGATCGTGTCGAAGTCGACGCACGGTGCTTCCGCGAGGATTCGGCGCAGCCGCGACGCATGTTCCTCGAGGCGGCGACGACGGGACGCTTCAACGTCGCGGTGCGCGATCGCTTCGTCTCGCTCGCGCTTCGCTTCGTCCACGAGCTGCGCGAGGCGCTCCGCGTCCTTCCTGCGGCGCTGCCCTCGCTCGGTCATGTTCGCGGCCAGCTTGTCGAATATCTTGGGAACGATCGTGCCGACACCGAGTGCCGTCGCGAGCGAGACGATGTATTCCCAGAGCGGCATCAGATCTCCCGTGCGAGGTCGCGGTCGTCCCAGTGCTCGACCGTGAGGAACCGCGCCAGGAAGAAGAACAGGCCGAGCGACACGGCGAAGAATTGTGTGCCGCGGTTCTCCCCCGTGGAAACCCACAGGTAGAGGATTGTTGCGGAGTAGAGGCCGGTGCCGAGCGCCGCGATCTGGATACCGAGGCGTTCCGCCCATGCATGCCGCGAGTAGACGTTCGCGGCGGCGATGAGCGAACCGACCAATGCGAGGATTCCCCACACGGTGGTGAGGACAGGCCCGAGCTCGCCCTTGATCGTGAGCGGCGGCGCGGTGAGCGTGACGGCGCCCATGAGCGCACCCCACAGATGCCCTCCAAGCCACACCGGCCGCCACTCGGGCGGGTCATGCATCCAGGTCACGAGACGCTTCGGCATGATCGCTCCTAGCTCGAAAGCCGCTTGACGAACCCGGCCCACGAGTTCGCGCCGAGCACGCCGTCGGTGGGGCCGGTGTAGCCGCCGCCGTTGCGTGCGTAGGACTGCATTCCCTTCGCGGTGTTCGTGCCGGGAACACCGTCGATGGGGCCGTCGTAGTAGCCGTACTTGGCGACGGTGCGCTGAATGCCCTTCCAGGTGTTCTGGCCGGGCACACCATCAACGGGGCCGTCATAGCGGACCAGCTTCTTGAGCCAGCTCTGAATCGTCTTCCACTGCGCGGCGGTGGCGGTGGTGCCGATGCCGAACGCGGTCGCCTCCCACGAGGCGCGCGCCGGCGTCGACGTCGCAGGCTTCGACGCGGCAGTACCACCCCCGGTGGCCTTGCCGTCCTGGTAGGACTTCGCGAGCTTCAACAGCTCGGCCTTACGGCGCTGCAAATCCCCAGGGCACGCGGTTGCGTACGAAGCACGGAACCGCGACCAGAGTTCCTGGTGCGTGAGCACGGTGTCATCGGTGATGTCGAAGTCGTAGCGGGTGGCGCAATCGGCGATGAGGCGCGCGAGGTTGTCGAACGTCTTGTCGCTGACCGTCCAACCGTCCGTCGAGTCATTGATGGTTTCGACGGTGATTGAGCGCGTGTCGAACGCTGCGCCGCGGCCGCCGTCACCCGACGCGCCAGAAGTCCAGGCGCGGCGATCCTCGTCAACGACACAGGTGATTGTGTCGCCGATGACATAGTTCGCCGAGACTGTGCGGGTCGCGCGCACCATCATGTCGACCACGCCGGACTGCGAGGTGCTTGCTGCGTGGTGAACGAGGAACCGATCGATCTTCGTGCCGTCACGCGAACTCGACTGGCTGCTGAGACTGATCTTGTTCGTGAGCTTCGAATGAGTCATTGCTGCCCCTTTCAGGCATGAAAAATGGCCCCGTAACGGGGATCAACGTTTGGGGCGCGGTTAGATCGCAGCGTCGGTCGCGTCAGCGAGGAGCGCGTCGTACGGCCCCATCACCGCCACCTGGCCAGCGTCGCGAGCGGTCACTACCGCATCCAGGAACCCCTCGATCTCCGCCGTCGTGATATACCCCTCCGAGTCGACCAGCGACGGATGAATCATGATCTGCACGCCCTTGCGTTGCGAGACCGCGCCATTCAGGTACGCCTCGAGCTGCGCCTGCGTCTGCTTATCCCCCGTCACATGCGTGAGCGCGTTACGCGGGTTCCCATCCAACAGCCGATACACGGTGCCAGACAGGTAGCCGGCAGTGATCGCGTGCCGCGCGAGGATATAGCGGCCCCCCTCGGTCAACAGTTGCGGGATCGTGCCACCGTTCGTGAACCCGCCAAAGTCCGTACCAGAGGAACCTGGGGGTGCCCAGCCGTCTATCTGCGCGGCCGGAATTTGCGCCTGCAGTTCGGTGAGACCGTCCTGGATCGCGGCCTGCCATTGCGCAGTCGAGTTGTCGCCCGAGCCATGATCCTTCGAATGGTTCCAGACCTCCGCGAGACCACCCTCAACCCAGCCGTTGACCATCGCCGCAGTCACACCGACGTTCTCCGAACGTGACCATTGGCCGGAGCAGAGCGCGAGACTGTACGGGATGTTGCGGGCCTCGAGCAGTGGCCGGATCTTCGTGTCGAAGTTCGCGAGGCCATGATCGAAACGGAACGAAATAACCCCGGTCGTCACTTTCTTGCGGCCACCGCGCCGGCGCACGAAGTCCTGCAGCAGCATCGCGTTCGCGAGCCCCGCGTCCTCCGCCACAACCGGCGTGGTTCCACCACCGGCCGCGAGTTCATGCCAGGCGGCACCATTCCAACCCGTCGCGGCAGGCACCGCACCGACCCGAGTGAACACGCGAGGCGCACCCGACGTGCGAGCCGTCGCACGCTGCAGCATCACTGTCGAGTCACGGAACCGCAGATTCTCGATAATCCATCCGGTCGCCGTCACCGCCGGCAAACCAGTCACCGTGGCCGGTGCGGTGACGAGCCACGCGCCCGCCTCGACATGCATGTCAACGTTCGCGGGAGTCTCGGACGTGCCGCCGAACACGGCCTGCGCCCATTCCGGGGAACCCCACGCCGTCCACGCATCGTTCGATGCGAGACGGTTCACGCGCGAGTATTTCTTCGGTGGCTGCGATGTTGACTTGTACAGGTACACGTTCTGCGTCGTCATCTGGTTCTGGGGCGTTTTTTCGACCACGAGAAGCCCCGTGACCGGTTCCGGCCAGTTGATGAGTGAGGCAGCGATCGTGGTCGATGCGACTGCATACACGCCGGGGGTGCGGAGCGTGTTCACGTCCGTGTCGGCGGGGATGAGTGCACGGATCGTGCCACGGGTTTTGAGTTCAACACCGATCAGGGTTGCGAGCTGCACCAGGTCGTCATCCACCGGTCTGCCCCTTTCCGCACCGTGTGGGTGCAACAAAAAAGCCACCCGCAGGGGTGGCTTGAGTGAGAGAGTGTGGTTAGGCGAGTGCGGCCTGGAATGCCTCGACCGGCGTCCGCAACACCGCATGCTGCGACTGGTAGTAGGTCAGATCAGCGAGGTTCCCCGCATCGATCTGCGACCGAATATAGGCCAGCACCTGCTCCAACAGTGCCGGCGTCCAATACCCGGACTGGTTCATCGTGCGCGGGTGCGCCATAATCGTCAGCGCGGTCTTGGTCGAGATCGCAGTATCGATCTCGGCCTTGATTTGTGCGTACGTGCGCTGCTCCCACGTGTAATGCCGGCCACCGATGCGGATCTTCCCGTCCAGGGGGCGGAAGTTCGTGTCGCCGATCCCGCCGGACGCGATCGCGTGATGGTCGAGGATCATCGCACCCGCGGGCGTGTTGGAGTAGCCGTCGACCCAGCCGGTGTTGAACCCGTCGAACTGGCCGCCCGTCAACCCCGGCGCGGTGTAGCCGTGGATCGTGCGTTCCAACTGGGCTTCGAGCTCGATGCGGCCGTTCACGATGTTGTCGTAGATCGCGGCCCCACCCGACTTGTCTTCGTGGTCGGCGGAATGGTTGCCCCATTCGACGTTCGCCCACGACCGGGCTTCCTCCTGCGTTGCGCCCGAGTTCTCATCGAGCGACCAGTTGCGGGAATTCATCGCGATATAGGCAGGCAGATTGTATTGCTGATGCAACGGCAGGATCGTCGACTTGAAATTCGTGAGGCCGTGGTCATACCGAAGCACGACGACGCCCTTATTCCCTGTCGAAACGAGCGGGTACGCCTCCTCAAACAGTTGCAGGCGCAGGTCACGCGCGCCAGCACTACTCCCGGCACCGCCAACCTCAATCCAGTCATTGAACGCGCCCGACGCGACCGTGAGCCGCATAAACAGCTTCGAGCCTGACAGCAGGTGCATCGACCACCACTGCACCGTGTGCGAATAGCCCGACGTGCGCGACGACACGACCGTGAACGTGCCCGGCCCGCTCATCGGCGGTTTCGCACCCACCAGCGCGTCCGCCGCAGCAGTAGACGGCACATACCATTGCCCAGTCCACTGCTGGCCGGTCATGTCATCGATCGACTGTCCATCCGGCATCAGCCCGCGATAGTCGGAATCGAGCGCACGCCACTCCGACCACACGCCCGCATCAGAAACGCTGCGGTACCAAATACCGTCAGCGGCCATGAACAGTTGCCCGCCAGCCTGGTCAGTCTGCTCGTTCGACTTCGTCACATACAGCGTGCCCGACGCCTGCGTCGGCGGCACGTTCGACCCGTTCGGAGTCGCTGACGCGCGCCGCCACACACCACGCTGAGTGAGCGTGTTCCAATCCGCAGTCGGCGTAATCGTGCGCGCATACTCCGCCGCGAGGTTCGCATCACCGAGATTGCCGATCATCGCCGCCAACGCAGCCTGCAACGTCGTAGAGTTCGCGATCTGCGACGACACCTCAGCCGGCACAATGCCGCGCACGCGCGCGTCAACCGCGGCACGAGTCTGCGTCGGGCCGGATACGAGGTTCGCAGCCACCGCGTCAGTAATTGCGGCGATACTGCCAATCAGTGTTAGAGCCATTACGACACCTCGTAAACATTCCAGGCCGTGCTACCGGCGACGATGATGATTGAGCCCTTCGCGAGGGTCGGTTCGAGGGCCTGCGCTTCCGCGAGGGTCGACACCCATTCGATGACCGGCGTGCCAGGCGGCGCCACCTTATATTGCGAGAGCGTGCCGCCAGACGCGCCAAGGTAGAACGTCCCCCACTCGGAGTACCCGCCGGGGATCTGCACGCCGTCAGGGTCCAGCCACGACTCCGCGACGCTATACACTGCGGGCCGACCAGACCGGGAGAGAATCTGCGGAGACGGGATTAAATCGACCTCGAACGCGCCCGATGACGGCACGTCAACAACGATGGTGTCGTCATTCACCAGCGATCCCGAACGCGTCCCCGGCTCCGCCAGCTTTACTTGCAACTGCGCCCGAGCCGACGCCACATGCGCCACACTCGACGGCCGCACAACCGTACCGCTATATTTCGCCATTACCGCCAGCCCCCATACTCATTAAAAATCGGAACAGGATCCTGCGCACCAGTCGACGAATCAAGGCCAAGCACCGGCCAATTCGAGTGCAGCGAATCCAGATGCAGCTCGAGGTGCAGGTGCGGCCCCGTGACATTGCCGTACGCGCCGACATGCCCGATCACCGTGTCTGCCGTCACCGAATCGCCGACCGACACCGTGCGGTCCAGCATGTGCCAATACACCGAATAGAGTCGCCTCCCCGCGTGCGATCCAGCCTCGAGCGGCCCATGATCAATGCACACAGGGTAGGGGCCGGCATCAGAATGATTCGCATAGGACGAGTTCACGACCGTGCCAGTCGCGACCGACCTCACCGCAGCACCGTACCCGGCGCCGTCATACGCGAAGTCGAGCCCGTCATGCCAGCCCTTCGCGGTGTTCCGAGTCCCGAAGTCTGCCTCGCCCGACCCATTTCCAATCGAAAACGCCTGATACGAAAACGGCGCAGCCGGGCCCTCACCCAACCCGCCAGGCGAAGTCGGGTTATCCGAGCCACCCGTACCACCAGACGAATACTTCGGGCCCCGATAGAACTTTCCGCCATCATCGACCAGCACGATGTTCATCGACGTTGGAGACGACGCCTCTGGAAGCTCGAGTGCGTACAGATCGTTGCGAAAATTCACTCGGCCACGGAGGTCGGTGGTCCCATCCACGTCGAGGATGTCGTTCAAATAGGTTTTGCCCTCGACCGCAAGCTGGCCGTTCGCGAACAGGTTGCCGTTCGAGATGAGTTGATTGGTCCATGTGTCCCCGAGTTGGGTTTGCCCCGTCACTCGCAGCAGCGCCTCAATGAGGATGGTCGCGCCGTCCTTCGCGAGGAATTGCCCGCCCGCCTCGATCACGAGCCCGTCCTGGCTTGAACGGATCGTGAGCGTGCCAGTGTCGACTGATCCGTTCTCGAGCGGGTTCGCGGTCTGGAGGTCTTTGATCTGTTTCGACAGGTCACCAATCCCGCCATCATCATCTCGGCGCAGGTTCTCTTTAGGCATTCTGGATGTCCAATCTGAGCTGCGTGGAATCGGTCGAACCGCTCACCCCGAGGATCTGAAACAGGTGCTCTTTCGCGGAATAGAGTTCGTCGCCGCCGTACTGCAACCGCACCCCAGCCCCAGGCATAAACAGCGACGGGGGAACTTCGCCGTCGCAGCGCACACCGAACGACCATTGCTCAATGTCGGAATAGTTTTCGCGGAGTTCCGCGACCGCGAGACGCCGCAACCGCGGATTATCGTCCGCTTGCTTCGCTGACGTGATCCGCTCGCGAGTGAGACCGTCAAGATCCTCCACCGAGATGCCGATGTCTTGGAACACGGCGGCCGTGGACTGCATCGACTTGCCCGAACCGCCGCCGACTTTCAGCAGTGACGTGGTTCCGCGCACGCCGTCCTTCACGATCTGCAGGTCGGTCACCCGCGACTGAAAACCAGGAGCGCGATCATGCACGAGCTCGGATTCCCACCGCAGCATGTCCACCTTCGTGTGCACCAGCCAATAGATCTCCTCATCCACGATGCGTGGCTGGAGCGCGACATCCGGTGCACCGTCATAGCCGAGGAACTCCTCGAGGATCTCGAGCGCGGTGCGTTCACGGTACGGGAACTCCCACCGGCGAGACTGCGTCGCCGTCGATGACGACCACCGAAAATCCTGATGCCGGTGATGATTCCCGGTCGGCGCGTAAATCAGCTCGCCGTTGCGGTAGATCTCTTTGCCGAGCCCGATCGACGCGGCCACGATCCACCACATCGCATCCTCGATCGTGGAGTCCACGAAGAACGTTCCGGTGCCGCCGCCCGCGATCACCTCGCGCGCCCACATCGGATACATCATCCGTTCGCCCATGAGAGACCACACGGACTCCCCCGAGACCGTCAGCACGCCCGTGCCAGGATTCCACGATGACGTGTCGATCAGTGCGTCCGCGACCGCGTACGTCTCACCAGACGACTGCACCCATCCGACGATGATCACGGTCGCCTTCTGTCGACGCCGCAACAGCTGCAGCACTTCCACCGGTACGGGCGTGAGCGCATCCCGGGTTTGGATCGTCACGTCCACCGACCCGGCGCCGTTCAGCACCGCCGAGTACGACGCGGTGGCGACGTTCGTCAGGTCATAAAACACTTTCCGAGTCACTGCGTCAGCGGCCACGATTCGCCAAGCCATGCATCCCCCTACACGTATGTGTCAGACCACGAAAACTTGACGCGCGGCGCGGTAATGTTCGACAACACCACCGTCGAAACTCCGGGCGGCAGGTACGGCATCAGCCCCGTCACTTCCGACAGCAACAGCTCCCCCGCGTTCGTCCGAGCGACACCCGTACGAGTCGTAATCTCAACCCACTGTGTCGCGGTGAGCGTGCGATCCACGCGAACCTTCCGGCCCCCGACCGTGATCGAAAACGCCGTCGATACCGGGCCCGTAATCCTGATCACGGGCCACGCATTCGCCGTCCCACGATTCACCAACTCGAGCCCCGTCGAGAGCTCCTGCGCGTGCGCGTCACCAAGCCAGAACGGCCACGGGCAGCGCAGCATCAGCTGGAACTTCGCGTGGCGATCCCGCGGGTCCCACTCCCATGTTGGCTGGTCCCACACCTGAGCGTCCGTGCTCCGAGGGATGCCCTCAACCCAGTAGACCATCGGTCGCAGATCGGCCGACGCGAGCCCCGCGAAATCGTCACGCATCACCATCAATTCGCGATGCGAGTTGGCGACGGCGATACCCGAGATCGAGCGGATCGCGGCGCCCGCATGAGTCGCCAGCGCGAAGCTTCCGTCCCCCGGTCGTGCGATGTCCTCGCCGCGGCGGCCTGCAGGAGCATCAAACCCCTGCAGGCCACTACGAGCAATACCGAACGTTTTGTCCCCAGGGACTGCTGTGTAGCCCTTCCCCCGGAACATGATCCCGCCGTACTCGACCCGCACACCACTGCTCATCGGAACCTCCGGCTTACGCCACCCAGACGTTGCATGATGATGTCGACGAGCTCGTCAACATCCTGACCCTTCTCGCCATTCACGGTGAAGTTGACCGTGAGGCCCGCTGCATCCGTGACCGCGAGGCCCGTGTCGGTGCGTTGCACGTCCACGCTCGAGGAATACGTGGCTGCGGTCTGCGCAGCCGACGCGACCTGCTTCGACATCGCCAAAGCGGCATTCGTCGACTCGCTCGCGCCCTGCTTGATACCGACCGCGAGACCCGCCGGGATCTGCTTACCGATCGTGTCGCGCATGAGCCGTGACGGTGAAGCGATTCCGAAGAAGTCCTTGACTCCCTGCCAGGCGTCACCGACGATCTCGAGCAGCGCATCCCAGATTTGCCCGCCGGCATTCACAATGCCTTCGACGATGCCCGCGATGATGTCGCCACCAAGCGACAGCCAATCGACCTCAGTGAATGCGGTGAACACGGCCGCGATGATCTCCGGGATCGCCGCGACCAGCTCCGGGATCGCCTGAATCAGCCCGCCAGCAATCGCCAGGATCATCTCTAACGCCGCCGACACCAGTTGTGGCAGGTTCTCCAGCAGGGTCGTCACGATCGCGGGAATCAGCTCGAGCACCGCGGTTATCAGCTCAGGCAGTGCGTCGAGCAGGCCCGTCACGAGGGCGAGGAGTAGCCCGATACCGGCCTCGATGATCAGAGGCAGGTTCTCTGCGATCGCTGTGATCAGCGTGGTCACGAGCGAGATCGCCGCCTCGATCAGCGTCGGCAGCATCGAGATGATGCCCTCGATCAGCGACATGACCAGCTGAATCGCGGCCTCGATGATCATGGGCAGGTTCGTGACGATGCCCTGAATCAGGCCAGTGATGAGCGATATGGAGCCCTGGATCAACAGTGGCAGCGCCTGCACGATCCCCTGTATCAGGGTCGTGACGAGCGTCACCGCGGCCTGGATGATCATTGGCAGGTTCTGCACGACCGCGTTGATCAGGCCGTTCAGCAGCAGCACCCAGCCCTTGGCGAGCAGCGGCGTCGCCTTCACGATGCCGCCGATCAGCCCCTGCACGATGCCGGTCGCCGCCGTCAGCAGCTCCGGCACAGCCTTCAGGATGCCGTCGACGATGCCGGGGATGACCTTCACGACCGTGTCGATCAAGCCCGGGAGCATGGCGAGCACCGAATCGATGATTCCCGTCAACCCGGACACGAGAGCGCTGGAGTCGGCGCCCGTGGCCATGAACGCGGCGATCGCCGCCGCCGCGATCCCGATCGGGCCGCCGAGGAACGCGAACGCGCCGCCGAGGCCACCGAGCATCCCACCCAGCACCGGGATGCGCGCCAGCAGCGGAGCTAGACCACCGATACCGATTGCAGCAAGCGCCGCACCGACCGGCGCAAGCACCGCAGCAAGGTTCGTCGCCTGCCCGCCGAGGGCATCCAGCCCGCCACCGTCCGACACGGTTTCCTTGAAGCTCGTGAACTTCTCGGTCAGCGAATCGAACAGCTCTACGAGCTTCCCGCCACCCGACGTCGTCCACTTCTCAAAGAACGGGCCAATGAGCGCGGTCACCGCGTCGACGCCCGTGCGCACCATGTCGAAGAACGACTTGAACGCCGGGAACAAGCCGCCGACGAGCTCGTCGCCCTCCATCTTCGTGCCGAGCAGCGCCATGCCGAGCCGGGAGAACGCCGACCGCGTGTTCGCGATCTTCGCTGGCAGAGTCTTGCCCATCTCTTCGGCCATGCCGCCGGTCGCGTTCGTGACCGCGGTCTGGAACGTGACGAGGTCGATCTTGCCTTCCGACGCGAGCTTCTTCACCTCGGCCGCAGGCACCCCCATGACCTCGGCGAGTTCGCCCCAAATCGGGATCTGACGGTCCGCGAGCTGCTGAATCTCCGTCGTGTACGCGGTGCCAGCGGTCGCAACCTTGCCGAAGATCGACGCGATCTCCTGCACCGGCGCACCCGACGCCGTCGCCGCGCCCTTGATCGAATCGAGGTAGCCGACAAGCTGCTCGCCCGGCTTAATCCCGGCCGTCATCGCCATTGCCGCAGCCGACGCGAGATCGTTCATCGCGAATGACGTGCCGACCGCGGCATCGTTGGCGATCTGCATCGCCTTCTCGATGTCCTCGGACGCGAATCCGAGGCCCTTCATCTTCGCGATCGACTCGTCGAGCGACGTGAGTCGCCCCATACCGCCCGCGAGAGCCGCGCCTACAGCAGCAGCGACACCAGCGACGCCAGCGGTCGCCGCCGACTGCACGGAGGAAGCGAACCGCGCGCCGAGGTCCCGCCCGACTGTGCCAATCTTGCCGACGAGGCCGGACAGGCCAGATGCGAGGGTCGACCCGATACCGGAAGCTGCGCTGCCCATCGGGCCAGGCAGCTTCGACGCGAACGCCTTCACCGAGTCCGTGACCGGCTTCAGATGTCCAGCGATCTTCGTGCCGAGGTTCACGAACGGCGTCGCGAGCTTCGTCCCGAGGTTGGAGAACAGCTGCCCCACCGGGGCAAGGAATCCGCCGACACGACCCGCTACGCCCGACAGCCACGACGACGCGGCCGTCCATCCTGCGGAGAGCTTGCCGCCGATCATCGTCGCGAGCGAACCGAACGCCGTCGACGTACGCTGCGCTGCAGCTCGGGCGATGCCACCCAGCTTCGACAGCCCAGACGCGTTCGACACCGCGCGAGCGATGCCACCGATCGAGGATGCGACGCCCGAGAACTGGGAGTTCGCGACGCGCGCGTCCTTCCATCCGTCGCGCAGCTGCTGCGCGAACGACCCGAGCTTCACCTTGTCGACGGAATCCGCGACGCGGTCGGTCGCGGTCTTGAGCCGGTCCTGCGCTGTGCGTAGTCTGTCGGAGGCGTCAGTGACCTTGTCGGTCGCGTCCTTGTGCCGCCGCCGTGCCGTCTCAACACGCTCCTCAGCGGCGACGATCTGTGAGGCACCCTCCGGGTACTTCTTCATCGCTTCCGCGAGTTTCGCCTCCGCGACACGAACCTTGCCGGCCTCGTCCTGCTGCTTCAGGCGGGCAGTAGAGAGCGCTCCGGCAGCCTTCGCGACGTTCGACTCGAGACCCTTCAGCGCACCCGCGCCAAGATCCCCAGCCGACGCCGTCAGCGTCTGCTTCAGAGACGTACCGAGCGACTGCCCGGACTCGCGGCCAGCCGACTTCATGCGGGCGGAGAATGACCGCCGGGCCTCGCCGGCAGTCCCCTCCACCTCACGATTCACCGTCTTACGGAATCCCCGCATCGACGGCGTGATCTGCACGTAGCCATGTCCGACCATCGAATCCGCCACAGCAGCCTCCTACCCATCGAAGTCCGGCATCCGCCGGAACGCTGATACCTGCGCGAGCCGTGCCCGGCCCGCCTCCACATCGGATTCAGTGACCTTGCGGTCCGCCAACTCATCAAGTCGCTGGCGTGCGCTCCACGGCAGGACTTCGTCGCTCTTGTCTCCGGTCGCTGCGGCGATCTGCACGAGGTCAACCATTGAGGCGGGATACTCCCACTTCTGCACCGCGGCGCCGAGCCGCGTCGACGGGTCCTGATAGGCGACCTTGATGAGCGAGAACGCCTCACCTGGGGAGACGGCGTCGCCCACGTCATAGACCGACACCCCGAACTCGCCCCGCAGCGTCACTGCGAGCTCGTCCGGATAGTCGTGCATGACCTGGGCGACGAACGCTATTTCCCCGAGCCGACCACCACGTTCGTAAGCTTGTTGAGCGCACCGAAATACTTCTCCGCGAGACTCATCACCTCAGCGAGGTCTCGCTCCCGAACCGACTCTGCCTCAGTCTCCATGCCGAGCAGAGTGAACAGCGTGGACATCTGGTCGACGGGCGCCTCACCCGCTTCGTCGAGTGCCTCGAGCGTCGCGAGCGACAGCTTCAACGGGATCGGGCCGATGATCTCACCGTCAACGAATCGGCCGTAGAACTGCTTCTCCGCGGTGATGACATGCTTGACGCGCGTCTGCTCTGCGATGGATTCGAGTACCTCAGCCTCGCGCTCGTCCGACCAGTCGTCGAACTCGGCGGCGGCAGGCGCATTCTTGCGAGTAGCCATAACGGTTTCCTTTCAGGGTGACGGGGTTGCGGGGTTAAAGGCGCGGCCGGGCACGACCCCGAAGCGTTCCCGACCGCGCCGGTACTGCTACGGCTCGACAGGCTCCGTCGTCTCGCCCTCGACGTACGCCTCCCAGTAGTAGGAGTTGTCGAACAGCTCATGGCGAACCCACTGGAACGTGACGGCGATGCCGTTCACTGTGCCTCGCTCGTCCTTGCCATTCGAGATCTCGGAGACCCGGACGACACCGTGCTCACGCTTGATCGCACCGGACTTGTACACCGACTCGAGCAGCACGATGTACTGGTTCGAGTTCGTGGTGTCCTTGACCTTGATGACACCGTTCGCGTCGGGCGCGCTGCCGAGGGAGAGTTCTCGGGTGATCTCGTTGTACTGCGCGAGCGTCATCGCGACCGTGATCGAACCGTCCGCGTTGATGGAGAACCCATCCTCGAGGAACTCGATCGCGTCGCCCGCCTCTCGCGACTGCTCCGGCCCGCCATCCGAGGTGCGGAGACCGAGGTACTTGAAGCCGGAGGGTACGGTCAGAGTGTCGGCGCCGAGCTGCACCGCAGTGATCACGTTCTCCTGCTCGACGGGCGCGATACCCGCGAACCCGGTCACGTAGATGAGGGCCTCGTTTACATCACGGCCCCGTGCGTCTGCCATTTGCTTCCCTTTCTGTGGAAACGACAAACGCCACCCGTGGGTGGGTGGCGTTTAGCCCGCGTGGGGCCGATTATTGGTGTTGTGTGCCGACCGAGGTCGCTTCGAGCACCGCATAGTAGCGGGCCTCGTCGTTACTCGACGGCACAGTGTACGGGCCGCTGGTGACCTGTACGTTTGCGATGGGCGACACCGCTTCTGGTGTCTCGCCCTTAATCAGTGCGACGATCATGCGAGCGGCGTCACCGGTCGGCTTCAATGCCGCACGGTTCGGGCCAATCACGGTCACACCGATCGTGGAATCTTTCATGCCGACGTCGCCCTCTGGGCCGGCGTCGACTCGGATAATGATGTGCAGCTCGCCAGGAGCGTTTGGCGCGCCGCCGGCAGTCGACGACCGTTCCGCGTTCGACACCCATGACGGGTTGATGCCGAACGCCGGGAGTCGGCCACGCAACCATCCGCACAGCCACTGCTCCAGGTCAGAATGGACGACGATCATCGCCGCTTCACCGCCCGCACCGCGCGAGCGAGGTTACCGGTCTGCGACTCGACGAGAAGAGTTTTCCAGTCCTCGCCGACGACAAGCGCGGTAACGCGGTCTCCGCTGCGCTGCCGCTTCACCTTCAACCCGTCGCGGTAGTCACCAGACTCGACCGGCGCATTCGCGTACGCAATCCCATGCACAGCATCCGCGGCCGTCTCACACAGATCGCCGACCTTCTCGCTCTCGAGGATCTCCTTGAAAAACCCGTCGTTGAACTCCATCAGTCGCCCTCCTGCATCGTGAGCCTGACCTGCGCGTACGGCGCCCACCCTGTGAACGGGTTTCGTTCCCGCAGCGGGCGACCGTTCTGCGCGAACGTGACGCCGTCGAGCTCGACCTTGTCGCCGGGATGCGGCTCAACCTCCCCCTCGGGGATATAGAGCACCCATCCGACAGTTGCACTGTCCGACTGGCCGTCGGTCGTCTCGGACGTGCTCGAGTTGAGGATGAACGCCGCCGGCGCATCGACCCGTTGCGGGTTCATCCAATCGAGACCGGTCGGTAGGCCCGAGTACGGATCAAGCGCCTTCGTCGGGCGCAGATACGTGACCATTAGACCCCCCAAGTGAGGCGGTAGCCGTCGAGGTCTGCCTTCTCATCCGCAGTGAGCAGATGCGACAGACCGCCACCGCCGGCACTCGTGAGGTACGACACCGACGCACCACCGACCGCCTGCGACCGCAACGTCGGGTCTGTGCCGAACCGCTTCGCCGACCGGCTCAGCACACCCGCGATCGCGCCGACCTCGCCCGGCTCGAATCCATGAGTGAGGTCGATCTCGACCGATCGGAACCGGTTCGGGAACCGGACGCCCTCGAGCATGCCGGCCTCAGACCATCGCACACGCTCCGTCACGTCGCGGCCGTCAACGAGCACCTGATGCAGTTCGACGATCCGCATCGTCTTCAACTTCAGCAGGTGCCTGCCGTTACCGTCGCGAATCATGGTCTCGCGCACTTGCGGCGCGACGTGCCAGCCGCAGTAGTCGCGGATCGCGGCCTGAGCGGCCTCCATCGGATCGATAGTGCCCGTGAGCATGTCGCCATAGTCCACGATCCGCGCCCCCTACTTGTCTGCCACCGTGCGGTTCTTGTTCGCTGGAGCCCGGCCCTTACGCACCGGCTTCGGCGACGCGACCGAATGCGCTACGGCTTCCTCGATCGGTACCGCGCCGAGCCGCTTCGCGTGCTCTTCGTCCAGCTGCATGCGGTGCGGGATACCCCGCACCATCACCGTGTAGTTCTTCATGACCACTCCTCGATACGGTGCTGTGGGCGAGCCGAAACCCGCCCACAGCACCTGGATCGGCTAGCCCTCGGCGGGCTCGTCCGAGATCGTGACCTTCACGAACGCCGACGGGCGACGCACGGCGAGCGCGAGACGCTCCTCGATGCGCACCGTGATGCGGTTGTTCGTGAAGTCGTCGTCGTGCGAGTTCGTCGCCTCGACGCGCACGCCGCCCTTGCGGTAGATGGTCGCGGCCTGACGGAACGCACCCACAACGGCCGTGCCCTGCGCAATCGCGGGCGTCGTGACCGTACGCAGACCCCACACGGGCGGCTGCTCGGTGAGCGTGCCGTTGCCGTACTGGCCCTGGAACATGCCGCCGCCGTAGTACTGGCCGTTCGCATCCTTCGCGAGGCGCAGCACCTGGTAGTCGGCCGGGTTGAGCACCACCGCGTCTGCGGTGAGACCCGACGCGGTCTGCACCGCGGTCTGCGCCTTGAACAGTTCGTCCGCGAGGGTCGCGGTCGTTGCGGTAGCGGTCTGCACGCCCGTGCGGTTGAGGAGACCACGCAGGTTCGCGCCGGTGCCGTTGCCGTTCAGCAGCTGCGCTTCCTCGACGAGCAGGAGCTCGTACAGGGCGCGGTTGTTGATCGACGACGCGAGCCACGCGTAGTCCTCGAGGATCTCGTCCGACTCGTTGTACCAGCCGGCGATCTTCGTGAGTGCGTCGATCTGCGGCGTCGGGTGCGTCACCGAGAACTGCGGCTTCTGCCCGTTCTCACCCACAGTCCCGAACGTGCCCTCGAGACCGCCCTCGATGAAGTAGCGGATTGCGTTGCCCGAGATGCTGCCGGAGCCGAACAGGTCGGCGAGCGACGTACGTCGCGGCGCCTGCACGACGGTGAGGTCGACGTCAGTCGCGGTCTCCCGAAGCTCCACGCCGGCGGGCGACACGATGGTGTCTGTCGCCGCCTTCACGCCGATCTCGGGAGCAGCGAACGTCGCACGCTGGCCGGGCGCGCGGCCCGACTTCACGCCCGACTCCGCGATGAAGTGGTCGCCGAGCGACGCCGGCGCTTTCTTGCCTGCGTCCGGCTCGGGGGCCTTCGCGCCGAGGAACTGCTCCATGCGTGCCGCCGAAGCGATCTTCACGTCGAGCCCCTCGATGGTCTTCGTGAGCGTGTCGACGGCCGTGTAGTCGTCGTCCGTCACCGTGCCGTCGTCGATCTTGCTCTTGATGGCGAGGAGCTCCTTCTGAGCGGCCTCGCGCTGTGCCTTGAGATTCATTCCGAATCCTTTCGGTTCGTTGCCCCCGATGTGAGGGCGATCTTGATGAGTGCGCGAGCGCGCTTCGCCTTGGCCTCGGCGTTGGCTTCCTCGTTGACCGTTTCCGGTTCCTCCGAGTTCGGCTCCTCCGCGGGCTCCTCGACGTCGTCTTGCTCGTCATCCCCCGCCGGTTCGACGGAAGTCTTGGGCTCGCCGCGCTTCACGGCGAGCAGTTCAGTAGCCTGGTTCGCGCCAACCGGCACGACCGACACCTCGTGAATCCTGAGCTTTCGCAGCTCGTACGCCCACTCGCCGTCGACCTTGACCTCGGCCGCGTCGAGAATGTCGTACGCGAAACTCATCTGCTTCACGCGGCCCTGTTTGATCAGCCGGTGCACGTATGCGCCCGTGGCGGACTCGGTGTCGAGCTGCACGGTCACCTTGAGTCCGTGCTCGTCCTCGATCGCCGACACTGTGGAGCCGATGTTCATCGTCGGGTCGTCCATGCGGTGCGACCAATAGCAGGGGATGCCTGCGCCCTGCTCGCCGTGCTCCGCGAGGGATTCGGCGAACGCGCCCTTCACGACGACATCGCCGTACGAGTCCACGTTCCCGAACACCGAGGCGTAGCCGATGAACTGGCCGTCGTCGATCTCTGCAGCGCCGAGATCGATCGCGGCGCTCTTGTACTTCAGCATGCTCTGCCCTTTCGCTCGCCGCGCGTACCAGTCGGTCGCAGCATCGATGGATGATTGAGGTCGCCCCTCAGCCCGGAGCCGCTCCATGACGGTTTCTTCACCGGGATCGAGCAGCACGAAGTTGGCGCCGAGGCCCTCCCAGCGCTTGTAGGTTTCCTCGCTCAGATCCCAGGCGATAACCCACACGTCCGCCGGGAGCTCGTCATCAGCACCAGACAGGCCGTCGAGTGCCCGCGCGATCGCCGCCTGTCGGGCCGCGAACGTCAGCTTCGCGACCGCCGGCGGCGCATCATGCGCTGTCTGCGAGCCGAGCGCCTGCGCGAGTACATCGAAGTCGACGACCGCGTCGCCCGGCTTCCGCTGCTCCTGCACATACGTGGACTTCCCGGCACCCGGCGGCCCCATCACGACAGTTACCTGCATCACAGCCTCCCGATCTCCGCGAGCGCGCGACCGATCGCGGCATCGTCGAGTTCGACCCCCGACTTGGCGGCATCCTCGAGAAGCTCGCGAGTCCAGCGCGCCCAATCGATGCTGGTGTCGCCAGCACCCCGCTTCGCGGTGATCGCATTCCGTGCCCGTGAGACGACGCCGTCAATGAGGTGCTTCATGCCGTCCTGCTGCGCGGTGTCATCCTCCGGGGAGCGGTTCGAACCACCCTCGGTCGTGACATTCAGCGGCACGATGAGTTCGTCACCGCCGTCGACCGCGGGCATGTTCCGCATCGCCCGCGCCTCATTCACGGTCATGAACGGAGCGCCGACCGACTGGCGGATGATCACAGCCTGCTCCTCGAACGACCCCTGCAGGCGCGCCTCACGATTGAACTCGACGTACATGCCGGTCTCTCCAACGAGCTGCAGGAACACCTGCGTGAACCGTGCCTCGATACGCTTCAACGTCCACGCGAGCGAGTCGCCGATGAGCGCCTGCCGGATCTCCTTCACACCCTGATAACCGACCGCACCAGAGATGCCGAGGATCGCCGGATGGATATGGAACACCTGCGCGACAGTCGACAGCGACAGCACGGAACCGTCCTTATAGCCAGTCGCGGACGCATCGAACTCGGGAGCCGTGTACGACATGCCGTCCTCGAGCAGCACCGCGTCACCGGCGCGTTCCCCGCCCGGCTGGAACGCTTCCCACGTCTCGTCGAACGTGCGACGGGCCGCATCCGTCCAGCGGGGCGCGTCCTTCGGGCGTTGGATCACGCCACCGACGCGAGGCCCGCGAGTGAGGATGTTGCGGCGGCGCGCATGCGTCGCGTTCTCCGAGTCGAGGATCGTGCGCAGCGTCTCCACAGGCGACGCCGACTGCGTCGGCTCATCCGGCGTGCCGCCAGGGAATCGGACGATGTCGTTCCGGTTCAACCGGACACCGTTCACGATGTAGCCGAGCACCTCGGTCTTGGACTCGTTGACCTCGAGCGTCACCCACGTCGCGGGCACAACCCGAGCCTGCAGCTTTCCGTCACCGTTGAATGCGACGTACACGAACGCATCGTCATAAAGCGACAGCTGCGTCACGAGCGAGTAAATGAACTCGACGCCGGTCTGTTCCCGGTTCGGCATCTCCAGCAGCGACTGCAGCGCCGAGTCGCGGACCCGCTCACGGCCACCGTCACCATCGAATCGGTACACGTGAAGGCCGAGCGCAGCGACCTGCTGCGAGATCAGATCCACGACCGTGCGCAGATGCGGTTGCGTACGCCACAGGCGCGCCACCGGCCATGAGCCGACCGACTCAACTTCGCCCTCACCGCGCATATACGACACCAGCTGCAGCTGCTGCCCATACGGCGAGACTCCCTCAATCTTGCCTGCTGTGCGAGTCGAGAGCATACGCCCGAATCGTTCGATGATGTTCACGCTCACCCCTTCCGCCACCACGGCACGCCAGGTTCACCGTCCGGCTCGTCCGGTTCGTACGCCGATAGCGGCGGAGCGCCGCTCTGATTCCGTAACGCCCACAGCGCGTACGCGCAGGCGATACCCGGCGACGTCGAGAGCGCGGCACCACGCCGCTCAAACACCTCAACACCGCCCACGGTCGACGGCTCACACGCCGCAAACGCATCATTCACCGGCTGCTGCCCGCGATGCCTTACCTTGCCCGCTAGAACATCGTCACGAAGCTGCCCAGCCGCTTGACCATCAGCCGGCCCCGCAACCTCCACAACCTCGAGGCCAGCATCCCGGAGCGGCCCGACGAGCTCGGACGCCGCCGCACCCCGAGACCTCACCGCAACCCGGCGAATACCCTGCGCTTCAGCGACCTCACGAATAAACGGCACCGTCCACATGATCCCGGCCCGATGCGCGATCGCCTCCACGTGAGGGAGACCATCAGCCCGCCAGCCTGCAACCGCTACGGCCGCATACTTACGATCCCAGTCGACATCGACCGCGAGCGCCATCTCACTACCTGGCATGATCTGCGACCCCTCATCGGTGCAATCGAGCCACGCGCCAGTAGGAATGAGCGGGTGCGTCTGAGCAGTAATCCACTGACCGAGTACCTCGATGCGCTCAACCGACTCATCCGGTGCCTCAGCAGCAGCCGAAATCAATCCCTGGATCGTCTGCCCAGGCAAATAGCCGGCGGACGGGTTCGCCTGCGCAAACGCAATCGGATCGTCGAGCGCGGCATCCGGCTCCGCCGACCACTCCGCCACAAACCACACCGTGTCAGGGTCATCCACACCTTGATGCGCGATCGAACGCACTGACTCGAGCACCTTCGACTTCGCCGTCCCAGCATTCGAGAACGCCACCAGCTGCGAATCAAACATCGCATTCGCTGACTTCTCAATCGCTGACCATCCGGTGAAGTCGTACTGCTCCCGCAACTCATCGAGAATCAACCGAGCCGCAGACTGGCCACGAGCAGCGCTGAACGTGCGCGGCAGATAGCGTGCACCACCATGCGTGCGGATGTACACCTCGCTCGACATCATCCGCGGCGGATACGTCACCGACTGCAATAGCGGCACCCGCTCAGGGAACACACCCACCTTCGGATCGTCAGGGCACGCCCAAGCGCGCACCTTCTCCCAAGGCTTCATCGCAATGTCGAGCTTCTGCGCAGACCCAACAATCGTGAAGTCCATTTCGCGAAGCTGCCCAGGCCACCGCGCGGAATCGACATACAGCCAAAACGCGGCGAGCACCGCCGCCATCAACGTCTTGCCCGCCTGTCGGCCAACGATGACCAGCACGCGAGGAAACCGCAGCGTGCCGTCCTCGTTCAGCTCAAGCATGTGGATGAGCAGCCACTCTTGCCACGGGAACAACGTCACGCCGAGAACATCCTTGGCGAACGTGATCACCTCGAAACCACGCGAGGTCGAACGGTTCAGATCACGAAGCGGCTTCGTCCAAATCCGAGGCACCGTGAAGCCATGCGTCGGCTCCGCCATGCGCACCCCCTGAAGTTGCAGGGGCATCCCTGTTCCCGCGCCGAATATTGCATTCCCAGCACGCCAGTGTCACGTTGCCCCATGTGTGAGAGCCGCCCTTGCTGATTGGAACGATGTGTTCAATAGTCGCCAGCCCAGGGTTATAAACGCCACGCGTGCCAGCCCTAAAAGACATCGATCTGCCGCAATAGCAACAATTATCGCCATGCCTCTTACGCAGTGAATGCCGTGATATTCCCCGGTCATTACTTTTCTGCAAGATTCGAGAGCGGCGCAGATGCGCGCTCTCGGTGGCAAGCGCAATTCGTTTCTCGCGATGCCTGGCATAACGACGACTGTCAGACTCGCGGACAACATCGCGATTCGCATTGCGATACTCTCGAACCGATGCAAGCTTCTCCTCGCGGTTCGATGCGTACAAAGCTCTCATCTGAGCCGACCTACAAGCCTTGCACCGAGACTTTCTGCCAAGTGTGCCACCTGGGTCCTTGTCGAATACCTCGAGCGGCTGTCTTTCGTAGCACCCACTGCAAAGACGTGTGCCGTCCTCGAAATCAACCGCCTTACGAAAATCTTGACCGCGGCCTTCCATCGGATCGCCGTACTTTCGCCACTTCTGATAGTGCTTGCTGCACCACCCGCGCGCGATAACGTCACCGGCACATCCATCGACTGAACAGGTTCGCGTAGACTGCATCGCAGCCCTCCTACTCACTTAGGTTTGGGTTAGGCCCGGTAAGTGTTGGCGCACTTATTCGGGCCGCTTCTAATTCTATCCGGCGCCCTGCAACTTCTTGCGCATTGCGGCGATCTGATCCTTCGGCGTCGCCGGCGTCTTCTCCGCCTTCATTGCCACCGGAGGATCAGCACTAATCCCCATCGCATCCAAGTACTTCAGGAACGAAGGCAATGACACATTGTCAAGCTTCCCGTTCTCATCAACGAAACCGTTATCGCTCAGGTCGTCAATGCGCTTCGCGAGCACCCGAGCAGCAGCCACATGCGCGGAATGCACGGCGCGGAGATGCGTCGCGTTCGCGATCGACCGCTCAAGCGCATCCACGACCGACAACTTTTGAAACTGCGACATGGCATACTCCTTATCCGCGCGCGACCCCCCCCTTAAACATCAGCGCGCGGCGGCCGAAGGGCGGCGGGGTGAGGGCCGGGCGATCTCGTTCGATTCGCGAGACTCCCCTACCCCCGGCGGCCGTCGGTGATCGCGCTGGCTTGATGCTGTTGGGTGTTGTGCGCGTTGCTGTGACGTTTGCGCGTCTCGCTTGTGTGATTGTTCGCGCTGCTCGCGTTGACTGCTCTGACCGTCGCTGTGTCAGCGGCGCGGTGGTGTTGTCCAGTCGCGTGAGAGTGTGCCGATGAGTGTTGAGGTGACGGTCGAGTCGCCGCGTTGTCGGTTGCATCCTGCGTGCGAGGCGCGGAAGTTTGCGCGGTCGGCTTGTAGTTCTGGCCTGGCCGATACCGGGTAGTAGTGGTCGAGCTCGAACCTGTCGTCGTTGGAGTATGCGTCGTGCGCTGCGGTGTAGTCGATTGGGAGGCCGCACATCCAGCATGGGGCGTCAGCTTGGGCGCATTCGTATTTGAATGCTGCTCTGAGTCGCTTGAACTCGCGTGTGGATTCGCGTGCCATCGCGTGCCTCCCTGGGTGGAGAAACCCCACGCCCTCGGGTGAGGGGTGGGGTTTGTGGAGGGTGGGGCTAGTTGCCGGTAGGGGTCGCCGGTACGGGGCCGGCGTGTTTGTTCCACCAACTGTTGTGCCCGCAGTACACACATTTCTTGAAGAACGGGAGGAAGAGTAGGCCGATGCCTGCGGTGCAGAGGCCGATGGCGATGAGGGTCCAGGTGCGGCCGATGTTGGCGCCGCCGCCTTGGCAGGGTTTGCATCCGTGGCAAACCTTCTGGTTGTACATGTTCAGGTGCTGGCTCATGCTTCGGAATATAGCCGAGGCTTGCGACATGTAGTGCGTGTAGGCGCCCCGGTCGGCTCGCTCTGTACTGGCGGTTGCGCTGTCAACGGCCTGACGCCGGGGCGGTCTAATGGCCTGATGCCCCATCGGGCACGGTGGCGAGGCGGGTCAGTGCCTTGGCGACAGTCTCGTCCGACACTGCTTTGGTTGGCACGTTCACCGTGATGTCTGGGGTGGTCGGTTCGCGGGCCGGTGAAATCGACATGGTCTCGTAGCCGAGCGCGTAGAGGAAGCGCGACATTCGACGGCCGACCCGCACCCAGTGCTCGTCGGGCTCGGGTAGTTCTTTGCGCTGCATTCTGAGCTCCCTGCGGTCTTGGAAGATGTGCCAGGCCGCCCCACTCGGGCTGTTACGTGCGCCGCTACCCTCACCCCACACTTGGCACCCTATGCCTAGTGGGGAGGTCGTCAGGATGTCGCGGATGTCTGCTATCGCCTGGTCTTCTGATCTGCGCGCTCGGCCGAGACTAGGGCCGGAGTTCCAGCCCCATCGCAGATCATTGCGCCTCTCCCAGGTATCGAGCCCGGCCGGCCGGTTTTGGAGACCGGCATGCACCCTGTGCTGAGAGACAGTGCGCGTTGTCGAGTCGCGCCCCTCGAGGGGTAGGTGCTTCGAGAAGGGTAGTGAAGCGGTGTTTGCCCCGTATGCGTCACCGGGGCCACGTGCACATGTTCGGTTGTTGCGCGCTTCCTTGGCCACGCTGCGCTCGCGTGTGCTTCGACCACCGGTTCCACCCGATGCCGCCAAGCCTGGAAAATGCCAGAAGCCCCAACCGCAATGGCTGGGGCTTCTGGATCTGGACACAATAATGCCCGTCGAGAACAGGATAGCAGAAAACGATCACGTGAGGGTGTTGCGAACCTTCTCAATTTTGAGTGTCGCCGCGACCGCCGCAACACCCTGCGCGAGCACCCCGCAACGTTGGCATTCGAGCTCGGTCGACGCGGCCGGCGAATCCTCGCTGTACGTGATCGTGAGCATGGATCGACGCTCATCCTCGACATACGTTTCGGCGGCACCGCAGATCGGGCAGGCGGTGAGCACTTCGCGTTTCTTCACCGGCTCCGTCACTGCCCGGATCTGCGCCTCCCACCGTTCGAGCTGCCCTGCCCACGCATACTCTTCGGCACCGTTCGGGAATGACGCTTGGAAGTTCGCATACCAGGCGGTGAGTTGATTCGCGAGCGGCCCGAACTTGAATGCCGTGACGCCGAGGCGCAGCAGGTCGCGTTGCAAGTCGCCGGCGATCGCGGCTTTCAGCTTCACGACGTCGGAGTCGACGAGGACGCGACTCCCGCCCGAACTTCCCCCGCCGCCGGTCGAGACTCCCGTGGTGTCTTCGAGGTCGTCCAGCAGTGCCCTGCGGGTGATGGTGCGGGTCTCTGGCCGGTTCGTCTCCCGGTCAATGACCTTCACCTCCTCCTGGTGAGGGAACGCGAGGACATGCACGAAGCTAGCGAGGGTCATGCTGCCCCTCCTGCCTGGAAGCCGAGCGGTACGGCTCCGGTCTCGTCACGGGCATCACCAGCGAGTTCTGCCGCGGTGTACACGTCGGTCTCTCGGGACTCCACGACCTCGGGGTCGCCGGTCTCGATAACCAGTTCGATGCGCAGCCTCATGTGTTGTCTCCGTCCGTTGTTTGCTCGATAACAGCGACCTCGAAAAAGCGTGGGAGGGCGACCATCCACACGGACGCGACTCCACCCGCCTCGTGGCTGAACGTCCAGGTGATCCCGCGAGAATCCGTCACCAGATAGCCGTAGTTCCACCGATGCGATTTCCCGTGCCTCCAACGACAGAGCGCCCCCAAGTTCGGCATTGTCTTAGGGGCGCTCCAAACGATTCGGCTGTTCATCACTCGTCTCCGTTCAGGATCGTGAGGATGCGTTGCCCATCCAGTCGGTTTACGAAGCCCACTGACGTGCCCCGCATGTCATTGTGTGCCCATCTCTCCGCCTCGCGCTGAATCAACGTGAGCTTCGCCCCGGCTCGTGCGGCTTTCTCATGCAGCCAATCGAACTCGCGTCGCTGCCGCTCCACCTCGGCTTCCAGTTCGCGGATGCGCTCGGCGTCACGCTCCGCCTGCCAGCGCGCGCCACACTCGAACCCAAGCGAGAACCCGGCCCGATACTTCGCCTCATACCGACGCGGCCACCCAGAGATATGCAACCCCGCGGCCTGCCGCTCGCCCTCACTGCGTACCTGATCAAGATCCATCGTCTTCTTCCTCTCGTTCCGTGCACCACGGGCAGACACAGCCCTCGGAGATAGCCCAGGGCCATACCTCCTGCGGCTCAACCGGCTCAATCACCGGCCTGCCCTCCGTGGATCACCTTGAAGTCGCCCGCGAACTGCGCCAGATTGAAACTCGATTCATGCCGGTCACTGTCGAACGCGCGATACCAGTAGATGCCGCCGTTCTGCCACGCATGTCCGTGCTGATCCAAGATCACCGCGTCCTGGTTGAGCTTGTCGAGCGCGACCTGACGATGCTGCACACTGTTGCTCTGCACACGCTTACTCACCGCCCTGCCCCTTCTTGTTCACGGAGCTCTTCTCTCTAAGCACTTCGTCACCGAGTCGCATTGTCCACCACACGGCCTTCTGGTACTCCCACGTCGCGATGTGAACGAGCGCCCAGTTTGCGATCCGGTTCGCGAGCCGGTCTCGAAACTTCTCCCACCTAGTGATCTTCCGGCTCACGCGCCCTGCTCCTTGATCGTCTCGACCGCAGCGGCAAGCACCGTACGGCATTCACGGCGGTACGCCTCACGGAAACGCTCTAACATGCCGTCCCACGAGATTTCGTGGCCGTACTGGGCCATATCGGCTTCACGCCTACCACGCGCCGCAGCCTCGACCGCGGCATCGTTCTCAGCCATGCCACGCCACCGGGCCATCTCGTCCAACGCGGCCGCGAGCCCCGACCACAGCATCGACATGTCCAGCACGTCTTCACCGCCGTCGTCTCGGGACTCGCCCGACGCCAGCGAGTGCGCGTACTGAGTCGCTCGGCTTCCAGCCTCCGCCCGCAACTCCACGAGACGTTCGTCACTGCTCTTCGTCATCGGTTCCTCCTGAGATTCGGTAGCGCCTTCGTCAAATCCATTGACGCCCGCTTCACGGACGCCGCCTGCTCCCCGTACAGCCACGGATAGGCAGGATCGCGGTCTGCGCTCAGCAGCAGCTCCGCACGTGCCAGGAACCGCCGCGCTTCCTCGACTGCGATCTGTAGGTCATCACGCCTCATCGTTCTTGTCCTCTCCGAGTGCGTACGCGAGCGCCTCAGCATGCGTACCGAACCACATGCCCTGGTGGCTTCCAGCCCGGTACGCGCGCCACCGAAAGCCGAACTGGCGGACGTGTGCCCGCGACACATGCCCGAAAGCTTCTTCGCCCTTGCCGTTCTTGCGTGCCCGAGTCATGACGCACCTCGGATCCGGGCCGCCGCATCCGTGACACCGTTCGCATACCACTGCGAACGCGAACCCGCACCGAAACTGCCATGACCAGGCAACGGTCGAGTGGACGATTCCGCGATCTGCGCGCAACGCTCACGCTCATCAGCACGCACCCCCGCGATCATGCGGTCGAACTCTTCGGCCGCCGTCGAGAAACTTTGGTGCTGCCAGGTCGCCCCGGTGGCGTATTTCGTGCGCGCCTCATCAACAGTCGGCGTGTACTCAGTCACGGTCGCCCCCGAACACAGCCTTTTCGCCGATATTCGGCGCCGTGGACTGACCAGGGGTTTTACCCTGATTCGAGGTCTTTTCAGAGACATTCGGCGCCACGGCAAACACGGCTTGGAGCACCATTCGAGCCTGGTCGAGCATCTCGCTGCGATACTCGTCGTCGCGAGTGCCAGTCGGGCCACCTCCGAGCTCATAGTTCGAGGGCCACGCCTCGCCCGGCTCAAGCTCGGCCAGTGCCCGCGCCCCGGCCTCGATCACGTCGGAGGGCGGGTCAGCGAGCACCGCAAGCACCGCGTCAGCCTCCCTGTATCGCGACTTCGCGATGCTCGGAGACTGCGTAGCCAGCACGCTCCACTCAACCGCAAAGTCCTGGAGCCCCTCGATGTCCGACTTGTAGATGGCCTCCGCGATCAGGTCACGCACACTCTGCTCACTCATCGCCGGTCACCGCCTTCCACGGCATCTCGATGCTCGCCGCTGCAAGCGCAGCCTCGAACTCGACACGAGAGACCGTGAACTGGCGAGTACGGTGGCTCCTAATCCGGCCGTACACGTCACGCTCGGTCATCTTGATTTGCACCTTGGACGCATCGTCGTAGATGCGGAAATCAATATGCTTACTCATCTCCGGTCACCTCGTTCGAATCGAATATCGCGGCGATGTCGCGGGAAACGCCTTCCAAATCCACGCCGAGACCGAACGTCATCACGCCTGACTTCGGCGGTGACACTCGGGTCGCGACCAGCGGCAGGCTCACTGTCCCCATCTCGATCGGCTCACCGCCTTCGATCTGAAACAGAAGCTTGCCCCGGATGTGTCCTACCGGCTTACTCATCGTCTTCTCCTGTCTTGATCCCGAGCGCTGCCGCAACCTCCGGCGCAATCGTGCAGTGCCCTTGCCCGGTCTCGTCGTTCCAGTGCTCTCGGAACACGGAGGCAATAGCCTGCTCCGAGATCCATCCGTTGCCGTCCTCCGCCTGCGACAGGGCGATGAGGTTGGCGATCCGGGTCTGCTCCACGAGGGCCAGGACGGCATGCACGTGTGCGTGGCGCACCGCCAACGTCGCCGCCTCCATCGAGTCCCCAGCCACAAGCTGCGACGCCTGCTGAAACTCCCACGCCTCCGCGGCATGGTCGATACGGTCACTCACTGCGATCACCAACGAGTAGCTTTGGCTGGCACTGATACTCGGAGGCCGCGTTCACGATGCCCGAGAGCCTGTTCAGGAACTCGAACTCCGCACCAGTCACCGGCACCTCGACTTCCGTCTCGTCATCGCAACCGGACAGCACTACCGTCACCGTCTTCTCTGTCATCTCGGTTTCCCTCCGTAGTTGTTCTTCGTGGAGTCGGTCATCGATCCACCTCTGGTCATTCGCTGCGTCCGCGCGGTCCCACACGTCCATCACGACTTCCTCCGATGACAGCCACACCCGGACGTCGCACACCCATACGGGGTGCGGCATTGCGCGCAGCAACGAGGGCGCGGTTCAGGACGCGACCGTGTCGCTGGGGCATAACCCAGAGCAACCGCGCCGGTCAAAACGGGACCTCCGACTCGTCCCACGCCTGCGGCGTCTGCTGTCCGCGTGACGGCCCGAAATTGTTCGAACCACCGGGAGTAGCCCAACCGCCCTGCGAGCCGCCCTGGCCGCCCTTGCCGCGTTCCAGGAGACCGACGGTGCCGTTCTTCACGACCGCCTTCACACCCTGCGACCCATCGCGCTTCTCGTACGTCTCCACCTGCAGCTGCCCGACGAGTTGCACCTTGTCGCCCTTGCGCAGGCCCTCGACGGCTTCGGCGGCGTCTTCCCACACTGTCGCCTCGAACCACGTCGTCGGGCCCGCGTCCTCCCACTGCCCCGACTGGCTCTTCCGCTGCGGCGTGTGCGGCACCGTCACATTCGCGACCTTCCGGCCCGACTGCGTGACATTCACGCGAGGGTCCTGCGACAGGTACCCCTCGACAATCACCGTTGCTTTCGACATTTACTTTCTCCTAGTGCATAAATTGGTCGGGCGGGAAATCATCAACCGCCCGCGAATACGTCCCGTCCCAGCGCAAACCAATCTCGCCGGTACGTCCGTGGCGGTTCTTTGCCACGTCAATCCACATCGTCTCGAACGTGTGCCCCTCTTCACGGCGCAACAACATGACGCAATCCGCGTCCTGCTCGATCGCGCCAGACTCACGCAAGTCCGACAATCGCGGCACCCGCATCTCTGACTGCTCCGAATTTCGGTTCAACTGCGATAGCGCAATCACCGGCACCTGCAAATCCTTCGCGAGAATCTTCAACTGCCGCGAAAACTCCGCAACCTGAACATGCCGGTCTTGCTTTCCCGGCGCCGTCATCAGCTGTAGGTAGTCGACCACGACACCGGACAGCTGCCCCCGCTTCGACACCGAGCGTGCGAACGCGCGCACATCAGAAGGACCAACACCCGACCTGTCATCGATCGCGATGTTCAAGCCCTCGAGCCGAGCACGGTGAGATTCCAGGCGCTGCCAATCGTCGGCCTGGAGCCGGGCATTCTTGATCCTGCCGACCCGAATGTTCAGCCGCTCCGACATGAGCCGAGACGTCAGTTCCTGCCCGGTCATCTCCAGACTGGAAAACGCGACCATCCCATGCTGTGCGAGCTGCACCGCGATCTGCCCCGCAACCACGGTCTTACCGACACCAGGACGCGCCGCCACGACATACACCGCGCCAGGACGAAACCCACCAATCACCTTGTCCAGCGACTCCCACGGGGAACGAACGAACACATCCTCGGACTGCAGCGACGCCACGACATCGGGCAGGTAGTCACCCACGAACCTGACTGGCGCTTTGCCCTCGCCCACCGCGTCATCCACCATTCGCACGGCAGCGTCTGACAGCTCACCCTCGGTGAGGGACTCGTCCAGGTGCGCTAGCCCCGTACCGACTGCTGCGAGCCGGCGCCGCAGCGCATGCTTCGACACGATCTGCGCGTAGTACTCGACCGCGGCCGCGAACGGCGTGTGGTCCGTGAGCGAATGCACGAACGCAGCGTCACGAGGGAACTCGTCTGCGAGCGTCAGCACATCAACATGCCCGCCGCCGTTGTAGATCGATCGAGCTGCCGCGAACAGTTCCCCGTGCAAGGGCTGGAGGAAGTCACGCTCTTCAAGCGCAACATCATCCAGTGCCCTGCCCTGCGTGCCGACGACCGCGCCGAGCACCGCGAGCTCTGCCTCACGGACCGCATCAATCGTCATAGTCAGTGATCACCTTCCGCTCTTGCTGCGGCGGCATCGCACGACCGAACGCTTTTGCCTTCCCCAACCATGTACGGAACGCCGCATCCCAATCGCGATAGCGCATGTCCTTCGACTGCACCCACGCGACGAACTGCCCTGCCTCATGCTCGAGGTTCAGTCGCTGCTCGTTCGCATACGCTCGATGTTTCTCGTTCGGTGACCAACCATCCGGGAGAGTCGTTTCAGGTTTGCGCCCCCTATGGGTAGTACTTCTCTGGGTAGTACTTCGTAGGTCACTGTGACCACCTCCCCCGGTCACTGTGACCACCCCACCCTGGTCACTGTGACCACCCTGATTTGGGCTCCACACCGCCACCTTGTAGAGGTTGTTGATCTGCTTCCCATCGGCGTTCGCACGGTGAACGCGGCTGAGCAACCCGGCGTCCTCAAGCTTCGCCAAGCGCCGCTTCACCGTGGACTCGCTCAACCCCGTGTCGGACGCGAGAGTCGGGAGCGACGGCCACGACTCACCCTTAGCGTTCGCACGGTTCAACAGCGCGATGTAGAGGAGCTTCTCAGCGTTGTCGAGAGGCGCATCCCGGATCACCCAGTTCGGCACTGATGACCAGCCAGTCATGCGGCATCACCGACTTGCAGCACCTCCAGCACTTCCTCCTGGGTCATGCCGATGTGCTCCGCAATATCATCGACCTCGAGGCCGTAGAACGCGGCCCGCTCGATGTAGTAGTCGCGTGTGTGGATCTTCTGCTCGAGTTCGTCACGCGCGATCTCGAGGAACTTGCGCGCGAGCTGCTGCCTGCGCCGCTGGGTAAACTCGTCAGTAGCCAATTTCGTTCCTTCCGAATATTTGGTTAGGCCCGGTACGGAACTGCAATTCCTGCCGGGCCGTTTGCGTAATTCCTAGGCTATGCAGAACCTTTCGGCCTCTGCAGATACCGGGAATATCGCCTGTGGATTATTTGTGGAATTGTGTGGACGACGCACCGATGCGTTGTGAATAGACCTGTGGATGAATCGAACACTCGATGTGTTCTCGAATCGAACAGGCCTACTAAACACTGGCAAGTGGCGATCCCACACCCCTGGACAAAACAACCTTCAACCTCAACTTGAAGCGTGTTTGCTTGCACACATCTATCCACAGGTGCTATGTGGACGGAGGCGAAGCTGCCGACCGCCCACCAGCCCGATCGAGCAGCCACCACGACCCGTCCGGGTAGCCGACCTGCGTCGCTTCGGCGTGCGCGATCGTGTCCTCCGGCCAGCCCCGGTTGCGGAGTCGGATACCGCGGATCTCGAGTTCGCGCCGGGTCGCTCCGGTCGAGTCCTCTTTGAGGTGGTTGCAGGTGAAGCACGTCGCGATGAGGTTCGACGGCACATCGAGCGCTTTCGATCCCCCCATGCCGCGGTTCGCGCGGTGGTCGCAGTACTGCGCCCGCCCCGAGCATCCCGGCAGGCCGATGACACAGGCCCAGCCGTCACGCTCAAGCACGAGGTCGCTGATCTTCGTAGGGATCGCCATTACCGCACCTCCGGCACAGACGGAGAAGACATCCACGCCTTCTCGCGAGCACGATCCGCAGCGAACTCCGAACGCGCCGCGCCCGCCTGCGCCTCGAACACATCGAGACGCTTCCGCAGGCCCGTCACGACCGCCGCCGACAGCACCTTCTCCAGCAGCAGGCCGTCGGCGTCGTCGTTCACGATCTCCGCCTCGAGGTCGGGGATCGTCACCTTTCGTCCGACACGATCCGCCTCAGCGCGCAGCTCGATCCGACGCTTCGCCGCGAACTTCGTCCACGCCACGTCAGCGCGAGCCTCCCGCATGCAGGCGTCCTTGAAGTCGTCCGCGGCCTTATCCCAGGCCGCGAGCACCTGTCCCTGCGTGGTCACTGGACAGCCCCCGCGAACGCCTTCTTGGCCTCATTCACGGCCTGCGACACCGAGCGACCGTCTGGGCCCCACTTGTGTGAGTATTCGCCCGCCTGCGCGGCCTCCCACACCTTCTTCAGTGCGTCGAGATCCTTCGCCTTCGCGATGCCCTCGGTGACCGCGAGCCACTGCTCAGGCGTCGCGCGTGGCTGCTGCCCTGACGGTTCGTTCCCGACCGTCTGCCGGTTCCGAACCTCCTCTGCCGATGCGACGCCCTTCTTCGTGTCTACGGCGAGTGCGGCGACCATCGCGCGGCCCCACGCCGCCGTCTCCGCGTTTTGCAACTCGGAGTCGCGGGTGAAGTTCGTCTTGCCGGGTACGGGCTCGTACGCCCATCCCACGCCCGGGTTGCGGTCATCCGGTGACCGGTACGCGAATGCGCAGTAGGCGAGGAATGTTGCGCCGCCGATCTCCATTAGGAACGGCCGCTGCACTTCACCATTTGGCGCGATGCTCGACAGCGACCCCTCGGGATGCTTCGCGCGGAATTCGACGATGCGGGCCGCGACATCGATGTAGTCGAGCGGCCCCTTATCCCACTTGCCCATTACTTCACTCCTGTCACGGTGACGCGAGCCTTCCCCGGCTCGCCCTCCACCTGAAATTGCTTGTACAGATCGCCGTGCTCGGCCTTGAACTTCGTTGAGTCGAACCGCTTCACTGGCTTCGGGATCGACACCGACACGCGGCCAGCGGGCGTCTCGACCGCGCCACCGTCCGCGAACAGGTCACGGAACGCATCCGCCGCAGCCTCGACACGCGCCTTCGCTGCGGCTTCCGCTTCCTTCGCGTCGAGATACTCGACGATCCACGCCTCCGCGCCAGCGGCCTCCGCATCGGCCGACAGGAACCGTTCAGCAACCCCAACGAGGTGCTCGATGCGGTCGTCGTCGCGCTCGATCGTCGCCGTGCGCGGGTCGAATGGTGTCGGACCGAACGTGCCGTCGAACTGCTCGACCCAGGTGCCGTCGTGCTGTTCCCAGATGAACGAACACCAGGTCGCGCCCGTCACGAACATCTGCCACTGCATCTGGTCCGCGTACGTCGTTCGCGCGAAGTGCTCACCCTCGGGCGAGAGGTTGTGCTTCGAGGTTTTGATTTCGCCCAGGAACAGGTGCTCGGAGAAGTCCTCACCGATCATGTCCGGCGACGCGAGGAACCGCGGATCTTCCTTCGACCGGTACAGTTTCGAGGTCGGCTCCAGCCCCGACCCCGCATACCATTCCGCGATGATCGGCTCGCGCAGCTTCCCCCACTCCGTCGCTGCGTTCCCGGTGAAGGTCTGCACGCCGGTCGCCTTCTCTCGACGCAGCTCGAGCGCGTACGCCGGCGACGCCGCGAGCTTCGCAACCTGCGTTGCCGTCACACCCTCACGGCGTGCCGCAAGCCACGCTTCACGGTCGATCGACTCATCCGCGACCTCACGAGTCGCCAGTTCTTCTAGGACGTTCATGACACGCTTTCTGGTCTGATGTGGATGCGAGCGCCGGTCGTTTCGGGCTCGGATGGATGCCGAAGACCGGCAGGATGGACGTAGCGCTTCGTGGCGAGGATGCGCACGAACCGTGCATCATCGGCGCACACGCCGGCTGACTTGAGCGCGTCGAACGTTGACCTCAGCAACTTGTCGAGGTCAGGCATCCGGTCGGGCAGAGTGCGGCGCGTCTTCGGATGCGACTTCGGGCGAGGCATCCAAAACGTGACGTCGATCGACAGCGGCTGGTCCCCGTCTTCCCACGTCGACCAGTGCTGGTCGTCCATCGCGCGCTGCGCCTCATGACGCACATCAGCACGCCACGGCTTCACCTTCTCCGAGGATTCCTTCATCCGCCCATGCCCGAGATACGTTTTGCTGCCCTGAGGTGCTGGCATGCCGGCGACGAAGAACGTCAACGTGTTCATGCTTTCTCCCTCATCGCTCTAAGACGGGCGCTCCTCGCGCGTGAGCGGATGCGGGAACATTCGCGGCACTCGCGACCGTCGCGAACCTTGCGAGTGTTCTCCGGCGTCCACGGATGCCCGCGATGGCAGGAATCGAACGCCTCCGGGGTTCGCGGCAGCGCCATCATGTAAGCGACACAGCCCTCGCAGGTGACGCGCGGCGCTTCGACGGGCTCGCGTTTGCAGACATTGCAGAGGCCGTGGCGTCGGCTCGACTGCAGCGCATTCGTGGGTTGTACGCCCCGGCGCCGCTCGCTGTACGCATCCACGCAACGCTCACACCTGCACGAATGCGCCTGGTAGCAGTGCGCGGTTTCGCCATGCCGATGCTCGGGCGGGCAGGTCATCGCGTCTCCTTCCGCCATGCCCGCAATGCGAGGTAGAGCGGCAGGCTCATGGCCATGCCTGAGCAGACGAGATTCGAGGGGGTTTGGGTGAGCCCGATGACGCCGATGAGCGCGAGGACCGCGTGACCATCGCGCAAATCCTGCGGCTGAAACTGTGCGAGCTGCGCACGGCTGAGGTCATTCATTGGTTTCTCCGTTCTCGTCATCCAGCGCTTCGTCACGCTGCGCCGCGAGGTACTCCACGAACGCTTTCAATCGCTCAAACATCAGGCGGTCACCCCCGGCAGGCTCCACAGAAGCGGGTAGTCGACCGGCTCCATGTGGTGGTGACGGGCGAGACCATCACCCGAGATCGGCCCGAGCTCCGGCCAGTCACCGTCGAGACAAATCACGTCCAGCACGGTCACGAGACGGCCTCCAACTCGTCGCAGAGGTCGGCGATCTGCTCTGCGAACGCCCGCACCGACGCCGCCGGCGCCGTCACCTGCACCGCCCACGACAGGCCAGGCAGCGAGAACGTCACCGGATCCGTCTCGCCCTCAAGCGCCGCATCCAACGTCTGCACGAACTCGAGCGCCTCCGACGGTTTGAAATCACGACGCGCCTCACCGAGGTCACCGAGGTCGACCGACACGAAGATCGGCCGCGCCCCGTACTTGCCCTTCCTCGCGATCAAGCGCACGGCCACACTCCGGCCACGAGCCCGCAGCTCCTGAACAGTCATCAGGCCACCTTCTTTTCGTTCAGCCATGCCTCAACATCAGAGGCCCGGTACCGGACAGCCCGCCCGATCTTGTAAAACACCGGTCCCTTCTCCCCCGCACGGTCATTCGCGCGACGAGCGCGCATCTCCTTCAACGTGGGGACAGGGAGCCGGTACGAGTCCGCGACCATCGCAGGTGTCAACCAGCAGTCAGGCATCACTTCACCGCCTGCAGGTTGGGACGGAACTTTGCCAGCCACTCGTCGAAGTCGCCGTCGTGGCGGTGGTAGTAGGTGCCAGACACGCCCTCCGCGACTCGGACGCGCTGCGCAACCGGAGTGCCGTCCTCATACCGCATCGGGTCGTTCGTCTCGCCGTGCAACTCCCGCAGCGCCTCGACCACGAGGTCGAGCACTTCCAGGGCATCCTCGTGCGAGGTGTCGCACATGGACCCGCTGATCTGGTCGATTGAGAACTCGAGGTGCTCGACGGCCTTCATGCAGGTCTCTTTCACGCGATCGCTCAACATCAGGCAGCGTCCTTCCAGAACAGGTCACGAGTCGTGTGCGCGTGACGTGAGTCGAGGGCATCGAGAATCGGCATCGTGAGGTTGTCGAACTGCGCCGCCTTCGCCGTAGCGTCGGCCGCGTTGCGGTAGCGCACCTTCACGGCACGCTCGTAGTCGCGGCCGTTCCAGAACGCGAGCACCTTGTCGGTGCCGTCGCCCAGCGGCATCGCCCGCGACAGAATCGCGTCCATGTTCGCGGCCTCGAGCGGATTCGCGATCGCGTCGCCGAGGTATTCGAGGTCCTTCGGGAAGCTGCTCCGCCGACGCTTGCGCTCCTTCGGCAAGACGAGCTGCATGCGCAGCAAGATCGCGTCACGCTGCGTCAACTCGATCGGCGCAATCTCGCCGCTCATGATTGCGCGACTCACACGAGCCTCGACGTCACCGAACACCTCCGCCACGACCGTCGGGTCGTCGCCATGCTCGCCAACCACGGCGTCATAGGACTCGATGATGAACTTCGAGTAATAGTCTTCGACCTGCATCAGTTCTGTTCCTTCCAGACCGCGAATGCGGTCGCAGCCTTCGCTGCTGCGCGCATCACTTCGGCGTTGAACCGCCGCTGAATGTTCGGGGTGAGCATTGACGGTTCGTAGGCCTTCATGAACTCGTCAATGTCGGTGTCGCCGTAGCGGGCGAGGCTCGACAGGCTCGAGGCGACGTCGTCGTAGAGGTCGCGGTTCGACTCCCACTCGGCCTTCGCTGTCTGTTCGGCTTCGCGCCGTTCCTGTCGTAGGCGTGCGGCTTCGCGCCGGTTGTCGTCTTCCCACGCGGCGAAGGCTTGACGTGCCGTGCGGTAGGTGGAACCGATCGCGGCGGCGTACTCGGGCGCGGCCTCTTGCAGGTGCGTGAGCCGGTCGGCTTCCTCGGCCTCCATGCGCTGCTGCTCTTCGAGCTGCTGTCGCTCCGACTCTCGGATGCGTTCGGCCTCTTTCACCGCGGCGTCAAGGGCGAGATCTCCGTCGATGACCTTTTCCGCGAGGTGCGGGGCAGAGTCGAGAATCTGCCCCGCCTGAGTGAGCTTGTTCTTCCAATCGCTATTCAGGGATTCCTGATTAGGGATTGCGCCGCGCTTCCAACGGCCGTTCTCGCGCTTGCCGGAATCTGCGAGCACGAGCGCCGTGCTCATCGCCTGCTGCCCGGTCGTCATGTGACGCCGAGCGACGTTCTGCGAGAGCACGAACGCCGCCGGATCGTCGCCTTCGTACAACGCGGTGGTCGGCTCAACGCCGATCATCTTGCATGCGGCGGCGCGGTTGCGGCCGTCCAGGATGAGGCCTTCGTCATCGACGATGACGGGGTGCCGCTGGCCGTTCTCACGAATGTCATCTGCGAGGCGCTGCAGCTCGTCGGCGGGCAGCATCGGGAACCGGTCGGCTAAAGGATGTGCGGGGAGCTTGATGGGGGCGAGATCTTCTCGCACTCCCCGCTGGTAGTCATCTACACTGATCATCGAGACCTCCTGATCTCGTAAGGCCCCGGCATCCGCAGGTGCAACTGCGCCGGGGCCGTTTCTTGTTTGGTGTTCGCTCCCTTGTGTGGGGCCGGTGCCTTACGCGCGTCCGAGAACCGTGGCCTGACGCCGCGCGTAGTGTGGGCTCCCCCGTAGCCACGTCGAAGGGGTGCCCGTATCTCTCTCCACACCGGGAGCGATTTCCGCTATTGAGTTCTCAAAGGCTCGATCGCGCCGCCGTAAGTGGACGGGCGAGAGTCAGGGAGCGCTAGAGGCTCCGGTGTCCCTGCCGCTGAGTAGGGCAGGAAGAGGATGGGGCCGCGACTACGCGGCGATGCTGACCTGCTCGAGGGCCGGTTCAGTCGGGTATGTAATCGCTTCGAGAGGGACACCGAGTGCGTCAGCGAGTCGACGCTGCGTTTCTGCCGAAACTTGCCGATCTGCACGTTCAATGTGAGTCACAGTGGATGGTGTGACTTGGATCCGGAGAGCAAGGTCTCCGTTTCGGACGCCAAGCAGTTCACGGATTACCCGGACTGCTGTGCCGTTGAGTTTCCTGGTTGCTGCCATAAGGCAAGAGTAGGCAACATACGCAAGTTAAGCAACTTAGGCAACAAAACTTTCCTGACTTTCCCGAAGTTTCGGGCAACACGCCTTGTGTGATTCTTCAGTTCTTGCCTAAACTGCCATTTGTGAACATTGATTGGACAGTCCTCAAAGACGCACGCGCGCTCAAAGGGTGGACGCAGCAAGATCTAGCGGACGCCGTAGGAGTCAGCGTCCGCACGATCGTCAACTGGGAAACGACCGGTGTGCCGAGCCGCAGCACACGCAAGATCGAACGCGCGCTTGGCGACGAACTCAGGTACTCGCACTTCATCTCGAACTTCCCGGACGATCTCGACATCCCGAACTTTGATGAGTGGAAACAAGACATGCGCGACCGGCAAGCCTGGTTGCTCGCCCAGGAAGAGGGCAGCGAGTCCTCCGATCTCATCGACATGCCGGCGAACTGGGAAGCACAGGAGGCTTACGACGCCGAGGTCTGGGACATGAATCTCCGGGAGACGAATGACCGACGCTCAGCATTGTCTTCGTTTACGACCGAGCAACTCCTCAACGAAATCAACATCCGTGTCAAGCAACTCGAAAAGCACATCGAGACCGACGCGCCGGGCAACGTCATCGATGCGGACGACCGATTCGGTTCACGGTTCACCGCGCCAAGGGAAATCCCCGAACTCGGATATGTCGCAGGCAATGACGAGAGCGAGGACGAACTCGACAAAGACTGATATGTCGCAGGCTCAGCGCATGATCTGTCCCATGTGGGACCCAGACTTGCACGCTGCAGAGCACGCACTCGAGGTGGTCGAAGCAGATATCCCCGAGATGGGCCGCTACTACCATCGCCACGACCTCATCGTCGTTCGTAGAGGCATCACCTACATGTCCAGGCGAAGCGCACTCGCGCACGAGCTCGGGCACCACCACTACGGCGACACCACCACCACTCGCAAGAGCGAGGCCCGTGCTGATCGATGGGCAGCCGACATGCTGATCACCGCCGAACTTGTCGTCGCGTGCGCCCGTAGCCATCCAGACCACCCAGAGCGGTGGTGTGACGAACTCGCCGTCACTCCTCACATGCTGCGCGTGTGGCTTTCCTCCGCTTCAAATTACCGGCGCGCTGACTTACTGTGGCGCGGCACCGAATGAAAGAAAAATCATGGCGACGATCACGAAGTACGAGACCAACGCTGGCCCTCGCTACCGTGTGCGCTACCGCAAGCCTGACGGCGCGCAGACCGACAAGCGCGGGTTCGCTCGCAAGAAGGACGCCGAGGCGTTCGCCGCGACCGTCGAGGTCGCCAAACTCACCGGCGACTACATCGACCCAGCGAAGGGCAAGGTCACCGTCGGCTCGCTCGCTGAACGTTGGCTCGCGCTCAAGAGCAAGAAGAAGGCGAGCTATCAACGCGACCTCGAATCGGCGTGGCGCATCCACGTTCAGCCCTACTGGTCGGCCACCCCGATCGGTGGCATCCTGCCGTCCGAGGTCCACGAGTGGGCAAACAGCATCGACAAGTCCCCCACCGTCGTGCACCGGGCTCGTGGCGTGCTCGCCGGCATCCTCGACCTCGCGGTGAGTGACAAGCTCATCCGCTCGAACCCTGCCCGCGATGCGACCGTAGAGCTCCCCCGCAAACAGAAAGGGCGCCACGCCTACCTAACCGCAGCGCAGGTCGATGCCCTCGCGCGCGAGTCTCGGTACGGCGCGCTCGTCCGATTCCTCGCACTCACCGGCCTGCGCTGGGGCGAGGCGGTCGCGCTCGACGGGGATGACATTGACTGGCGGCGCCGGCGAATCCTCGTCACGAAGTCAATGACGTACCGCGGAGGCGAGTGGATCACCGAGGCCGTGAAGACGTGGGAGTCCAGAGAAGTCCCCATCCCTGACTTCATCCTCAAGCTCGTGCCGCGGGCGATGCCGGGAGTGCCGGTCTGGCAGGTCGACGGCGACCGGGTGAAGCGCCCCAATGCTGACCATGGCTGGTTTGCGGGTGCGGTGAACCGCTGCCGCGCCACAGATAAGCGGTTCCCTCGTGTGACTCCGCACGATCTGCGGCATACTGCGGCGTCGCTCGCGGTGCAGTCTGGCGCGAACGTGAAGGCGGTTCAGCGGATGCTCGGGCATGCTTCGGCCGCGGTGACGCTCGATGTGTATGCGGATCTTTTCGACACGGATCTTGATGCGGTCGCGTCGGCACTGTCCGAAAGTGTGGGCAAAATGTGGGCAGAAGGCTAG